TAAGAAAGCAGCACCATTCAAGAAAGACGAAGCTGCTGAAAAATCAGAAGAAGATGATAAAGAAGAAATTGACGAAGAAGATGACGAAGAAGAAATGGACGAATCTTTAGAGCTCAATTATTCTGTTACATTGGCTGAAGAAGATAAATCTGCACTTTTTGAAGGCGAAGATTTATCTGAAGAATATCAAGCTAAAACAGTAACTATCTTTGAAGCTGCAGTATCTGCTAAAGTAAAAGAACTTGCAGTTGATACGAAAGCTCATTATAAAACAATTTCTGAAAAGAAAGTAGCTAAACTTGAAGAGTCTTTACAGAATCAAGTTAATGACTATCTTGACTATGTTATCTCTGAATGGATGACAGAAAATGAAATAGCTATTGAAAACTCACTTAAGAATGAAATGAACGAAGATTTCTTAGATGGTATCAAAGGTTTATTCTCAGAGCATTATATTGAAGTTCCTCAGAATAGATATGATATTCTAGAAGGACTGGCTGATAAGGTTGAATCTCTTGAATCACAATTAGATTCTCAGCTTGAAGCTAATTCTAATCTAATGGCAGAAAACAAAGGACAGACTAAAGATAAGATTATTTTAAAATTATCTAAAGGTCTTTCTGTAAATCAATCTGAAAAATTTGCATCTCTAGTAGAGCATGTATCTACAGATGATTTAAAAGAATTTGAAACAAAGGCTCAATCACTTAAAGAGTCTTATTTCAAGGTAGCGGACCCCGCTAAAAACGATGATAGTTCTATTAATGAAAGTAATCATGACAGCAATGTCATTGAAACTACTGAATGGGATAAATTGATTGCGAAAGCAGCCAATATCTAAATAGAAATTTATCTAATTATAAATATTATTAAATATATTTTCGACTATAATAACAGGAAACACGAAAATGCAAATGTTAACTGAAGAAACAAAAAACAAATGGGGAAAGCTCCTTGACGAATGTAATGGAATGGACCCTATCAAAGACAGTGTTATTCGTAATAACACAATCCGTCTTTTAGAGAACACTCAAAACGTACTTTTGGCAGAAGCCGATCCAGCAATCTCAGCTGATGGTGCTGGTACAGCTGGTCAAGGTAATACTCCGACTACTAAAGTATTCGATCCTCTATTAATCAATATGATTCGTAGAACTCAGCCTGTATTGGTTGGTAATCAAATGCTTGGTGTTCAGCCAATGAGCGGACCTACTGGTCTTATCTTTGCAATGCGAACTCATAGAATTGCAATTGATGGAGCTGGTGCAAAGACTTATACTGAATCTGGTGCTACTTATTCTGACGGAAGTCATGAAACAATTGAAACACAAAAATCTTTCTCTGGTTCTATGACAACTGGTGCTGCAGAAGCTCTTGGTGTTGGACTTGTGAATGATGAAGTTGGTACTGCTGTAGCAGTCGATGCTGGTCAACCTAATGTTGTTCAAGAAAATCCTTGGCAAGAAATGGGTTTCACTATTGATAAAGCAACTATCGAAGTTAAATCTCGAGCTCTTAAAGCACGATATACTCAGGAATTAGCTCAAGATCTTAAAGCTATCCATGGTATTGATGCTGAAACTGAACTATCTACTTTACTTTCTAACGAAATTACTGGTGAGATTGACAGAGAGATTGTTGGTGTTATTAATGCACAGGCTATTCCGACTTCTAGTACATTAACATATAATGGTGAGATAATCACTGTTGCTGATAATACTGCTGGAACAATCGATATGAGCTCAGCTGCTGGATCAACTGGTTTTGATGGACGATGGACTGCAGAGAAAGCTAAGCAGCTTCTTGAAGTAATCGGACGTCTGGCTTCTGAAATTGCAGTCAAGACACGTAGAGGTCGAGCTAACTTTATTCTTTGTTCACCTAATGTTGCTCAGTATATTGCTGAAGCGGGTAGAATGAACTATTTGAATAATGATGGTTCTGAACTTGGAATGCCTGATGTTGCTAACGGACCTTCTTTCTTGGGTGTTCTTAACGGAATGTACAAGGTATTCATGGACCCATTTGCTGCAGTAGATTTCTGTACTCTTGGTTACAAAGGTGCAAGTGCATATGATGCTGGTGGTTTCTATTGCCCATACGTACCAATGCAATTCATGAGAGCTACGGGCGAAGAAGATTTTGCTCCTAGAATCGGTTTCAAGACTCGTTATGGTCTTGCTGCTAACCCTTATGCTGTTATCCATGCTACAGATGGTGTTACTTCAAACGCTGATTTAGCTTCTTCTGCTGGTGGAAACCCATACTTCTCTAGATTCGTACTTTCTAACTTTTAAGCTAGACTGGTATAGAGAATCAAAAGCCACCTTCGGGTGGCTTTTTTATTGCCTAATATAAATATTCATATAGTTTTTAAGGATATTTAATATGTCAACATACGATAAATCACTAGCTGGGAAAACTAATTTCCTTTTGGTTTTTAATAAAGCACCAACAGTTCAATATTTTTGTCAATCAGCGTCAATTCCAGCAATATCATTAGGTGGTATCGATCTTGATACTGGGAGATCGACTTTCTCTGAAGTTGGTGGAAATTTAGAATTTGATGATTTAGTAGTTGAATTCCTTGCAGATGAAAACTTAGTCAATTATGAAGAAATTTATAATTGGATGATGGAATTAAGACATCCTGTAGCAGGCAATCCGCAATTACATGTAACTTCCAGCCAAATCAAATCTGATGCAGTAATAACAGTATTGGATAATAATAAAAATCCTAAAGTTAGATTTACATTCGTAGATGCCTGGCCCAATAATTTAGATGGATTAGAATATAATATTACAATGCAGGCCGATGAACCACAGATAATCAACTTAGGATTATCATATTCATATTACACAATGGAAAATATTGGATAATTGAGGATTACAATTTATTATGATGCAACTTGAAGATCTTGAGAAAACAGCTCAAGAAGATTTACAATGGGATATAAGCGATTGTGATATTGTTTGTTTAAAAATCCCATCATTAAAAGCCAAATGGTGTGCAATGCTTTATAAGGCCGAGATAGAGTCTAAAAGTATATCATTACAATTAAAAGCAGTTTATGCTCGATTACACGAAGCTTACCTTTCTGGAAATAAAATAAATACTATCGTTGACCGTCGTGATGTGGATATCTATATCACTGGCGATGATAAATATATTGCAATATATGCTAGACAGGCATTAGCAAAAGAAACATGTAAATATATCGAAGGTGTTCTACGAGGTATCGATTCGATGTCATTTAGTATTTCATCAGCAGTGAAATGGCATGTATTCAAAAATGGCGGCTAATAATGATAAAGGTTGAATATATAAATGATATTTGGATGAATGTATTTACTACAGGCGGAGTCGAACACGATCTGTCTGATTATTTCTCATTCTATGTGCCAGGATATCGTTTCATGCCAAAATATAAAAATAAAATTTGGGATGGGAAAATAAGATTATACACAGCATATAATCCTAAGATGTATTTAGGTCTGTTATCCGTATTGATTGAATATGCTAAATTAATGAATGAAGAAATTGAAATTGATCCAAGAGTAATAAAATGTTTTTGGTCAAGCACTGATAGTGAATATATAGAAAACTTTATTAATAATTTAGATATCAGAAGTAATGGCGAATTAATTAATCCATATGAACATCAGATAAAAGCGGTGTCAGCTGGGATTCAATTAAATAGAATGACTCTATTAAGCCCAACATCTTCCGGTAAATCATTAGTCGCATATTGTTTAATACGATATTATTTAGAGCACCACACAGATGATAATATTCTTGTTATTGTTCCTAACACTATGTTGGTCGAACAGTTGGTTTCTGACTTTGCTGATTATTCTAGCAATGATACCTGGTCAGCCGAGGATAATTGCCACAAGATCTATTCTGGAAAAGAAAAACAAACAGACAAAAGAATCACGATAACGACATGGCAATCTGTATATAAACAACCAAGAATTTGGTTTGACCGATATCAGGTGTGTATTAATGACGAGACCCACCAAGCAAAAGCCAAATCTATTACATCAATAATGGAAAAGCTACCAGAGTGTCCAGTTAAAATTGGGATGACTGGTACTCTGGATGGAGCTGAGTGTAATAAATTAATTATCACTGGATTATTTGGCCCAGTTCAAGAATTCGTTACTACATCTCAATTAATGGATAAGGGACTTGTTGCTAAATTAAAGATTGAAAACATTATATTACAATATCCAGATGAAGAATGTAAAGCTGTCAAATCATTAACATATCAAAAAGAAATTAAGCATATCGTTAATCATGTTAGTAGAAATAATTTAGTTGCTGACTGTGCGGCAACCCAGTCTGAAACATGTTTAATATTGGCCAACAATGTTGCTCATTGTAAAAGCTTATATGAATTATGTAAAAAGAAAACTACAGGAAGGGAGATATTTTTAATTACAGGTGGGACTAAGGCGAATATTCGTGATGAAATAAGAAAATCTGCGGAGTTACATCAGGCAGCTATAATTGTAGCTACATATGGATGTTTAAGTACTGGAGTGTCAATTAAAAATATACATGCAGTGATATTTGCATCACCTACTAAGAGTATGATAAGAACGTTACAGTCTATTGGCAGAGGATTAAGAATATCTTCAAGCAAATGGAAAGTAAAACTATATGATATTGTGGATGATTTGACTCACGGTAGACATAAAAATTACGCAATGAAACACTTCATTGAAAGATTAAAAATCTATAATCAACAGAAATTTGATTATTCTATACATAAGTTGAAATTATGAAATTATATACGGTATACTTAAAAATAATAAATGGTGAAGATATAATGGCTACATTGGCCAAGGAATTCAATAATAAAGAATTATCAATGGAATTATTATGGCCAGCTAAGTTAGTTAGTGACTATAATGGGTTAATTGATCCAGATGAAATATATCTAGAGGATTGGGTACCGCTAAATGAAGATAAAGTTATGGTTTTAGATAAATTCAAAATATTAGATGTTATGACTCCATCTAAACCTGCCCAAGATAGTTATTATCTATATCTTGAAAACGTCATGAATGTTAAAATTGATTCAAAACTCCAACTGGTGAATTAGGCCGACAGGCCTAACGAGCGTCAGCTCGTTGATCATATAAATATAATTAAGTTTTGAAAACGGAAATATAGCTGTTTAATTCTTAACAATTTATAAATTCAATCAAAATAGTTTATTTAATAGAGGTAATTCTAGATATTAAATATTGCCTTCGGCAAAGGCCCTTGTGGGCCTATATTTAAATCTTTTCTATAATAGAAAATCTTTTATGTTCTAATTGTATCATAAATCTTACTCAAAGTAAACCTATTTCTTCAATTAATTCAAAATAAATTATAAGTCATTG